CTTCATGCTGGAACTCAAAGAGGCAATCTTCGATCCGAAGGATGCCGCCCTATTCAAGAAAGCAGGATCCTGCGATGGCTGCCCCAAACGCACCGGCAATCAGCCGGATCTGTTTTCTGATGTGAAGAGCAAAGACGTCTGCACTGACCCCGTCTGTTTCGCCATGAAGAAGGCTGCGCACTTCCTGATCATCCGCAACCAAGCCGAAGCCGAAGGCGCGAAGATCATCAAGGGGCCCGAAGCAAAGAAAATATTGCCCAGCAACTATAGCAAGGACTACTACCTGAACCAGAACGGCTACGCCAAGCCCAACGAGAAGATACCCAACGATCCCAAGGGCCGCACCTGGGAGCAGGCGCTAAAACAAACCAACCTGCTCGATAGCAAAGATGGCGAGAAGCCAAAGGTTGCGCCAGTCATCATTGAGAACCCGCACGAGAAGGGCGAGATCATTCAGGCGCTCAACATGGCAGAAGCCGCCAAGGCGCTGCGCGAGCAGGGATACGAGGTCACGCTGCGCAGTTCTGACTCCGCACGTCCGGTCAAGACCGACAAAGAAAAGGCTGATGATGCAAAACTTCGCGCCCAGATCAAGGCTGAAAACCTCTACCGCGAACGGCTGGCAATGGCCATCCACACTCAGGCCGTCGAAGACCTGAACGGAACAAGCCCGCAGATCCGCCCCGAACTCTTCCGCCTGCTGGCTGACGAAGTATTCACGCAATCCAAAGCCTATTCCGCCAAGACGAAATTGGTTGTTGCGCACCTGGGCGAAGAAGCAGGCAAGAAAAGCATGTGGGAAGCCAACAGCGCGTTCAAGGACTACCTGGAGACTCTGCAGCCGCAGACCTGCCTGCTGATCATGATCGACCTGCTCATGGCGCCGGAAGAAAAGGTCGACAACTACACCGTCAAACATGCCCCAGGAACCCTGCTCGCGCTCTCAGCCATGCACGCCATCGATGCTGATGCGATCAAAAAGCAGGCCGAGCTGGAGATTAAGGAAGAGGTCGACGCCAAGAAGAAGGCCAAGGTAACCCCCGCCAAACCGGCGAAGAAGGCCGCAAACAAGACCGTCAGCAAATCCAAACAAGCCGCGAAACCGGCAGCAGCAGCACCAACCCGGAAGGCCGCAGAGTGGCCATTCCCAACCCCGCTTTAATCAACCCCCGACTAAAGGAGCAAAAGCATGAACGCAATCACCCTGCCGCCGCTAAACGAAGGCGAGAAATACGCCTTCAGCATCACCCTGCCAGACGGCAAAACTATTCACACCATCCTGCTTCCAGTCGATGAAAGCGTTTCAAGCTGGGACGCAGGTATGCAGCTCGCCAAAGATCTCGGCGGAGACCTTCCGGATCGTGCCGAGCAAGCGATGTTCTACAAGTACATGCCAGAAGAATTCCAGAAAGAGGCCTACTGGTCGAATACGCAGCACGCCGGCCTCTCATACGACGCCTGGTTTCAGAATTTCCGATACGGACTCCAGGACTGCCACGACAAGAGCTCTGAGTGCCGCGCTCGCCCCGTCCGCAGATTTCCCCTTTAGTCATTTAGTCATTCATCAATTCAGGAGTATCCAATGCCCCCAACCACAACGCTCAACATCGGCGGCGCCGAACTCACCGTGGAAACGTCAGCACTTTTCCGCGCATGGTTCGAGCGCCATCTTGGCCAGCCCAACAAATCCTTATTCGCAATTCCAGCTGCGCGTCCCGGAGAACGCTATCTCTGCAGCATCGTTGAGCCGAGCGGCCGCATGCGTCACACCTTCCTGATGGATGGTGATAAGCAACTGAACTGGAACGACGCCATGGAATGGGCCAAGGAACTCGGCGGCGATCTGCCTGACCGCATCGAGCAAGCCATGCTCTTTGCCTACATGCCGGAGGAATTCCAGAAAGAGGCCTACTGGAGCAATACGCAGCACGCCGGCGGCTCACGCTACGCCTGGTATCAGGATTTCAAGGACGGAAGCCAGAACGGCAGCCTCAAGAGCTCTGAGTGCCGCGCTCGCCCCGTCCGCAGAGAATTTAGTGATTCAGTCATTTAACAATTAGGTTTCCATCAGCATGGCTATCCATACAGAGCTGGCAATTCACAAAGCGGCCTACGACCTGTTCGATGTGATCATTGATCTCATCAAGAACATGCCCCGCGACTTCAAGGCATTGATCGGCGCCGAACTCCGCAAGGAATGCATCGCCGTTTTGGTCCTCATCTTCCGCGCCAATTGCGCCAAGGATAAAGAGACCTACTTGCTTTCGATCGTTGAACGGGTCCAGGTTGCCGAGTTGATGCTTCGGTTGGCGCGTGACAAGCGAATGATCTCCACCGGCCAATACGGCGCAGCGATCAAGCTCACCACCAGCATCGGCAAGCAAGCCAATGGATGGCGCAAGCAATCCGCAACATCGTCTGTTTCATGATGGTCAAGGCCGCTATGACTGTACGATCTTTTAATCTGGTCGCACCGCTGGCGCAAGCCACCGATATGCGCATAACGGATACCGCCGGGCTAGATACCCAGGAAAGGTCCCGCGCAGTTTCCATGCTGACTGACTGCAGCGGTCGGCATGGCGACGTAGATAGTGCGAATAAACGCAGCACGCCGGCAACTCAAACAACGCCTGGTATCAGAATTTCAAAAACGGAAACCAGAACAACAACAACAAGAGCTCTGAGTGCCGCGCTCGCCCCGTCCGCAGATCAAACATTGCGCCACCATGCTGATTTTTCATTCGAGGATCTGGTACAGGCCTACCTCGATTGCCGTGAGAGCAAACGCAACAAACCGTCCTCCCTCGCATTCGAGATCAACCTTGAGGCTAACCTGTGCCAACTGGACGACGAACTGCGCAACGGCTCGTATCGCCCCGGCAAGAGCATCTGTTTCGTCATCACCAGACCCAAGCCGCGCGAAGTGTGGGCCGCAGAGTTCCGCGACCGCATCGTGCACCACCTGCTCTACAACCGTATCTCGCCCCGCTTCTATGCCGGATTCATCGCCGATAGCTGCGCCTGCATCCCAGGGCGCGGCACGCTATATGGGGCCCAGAGGCTGGAATCGAAGATCCGCAGCATCACCCAGAACTGGAGCCGCCCGGCGCATTACCTGAAGCTGGACTTGGCCAACTTCTTCGTCAGCATCAATAAGCATATTGTGCGCGAGCTGCTGGCCAAGCGCGTCAGCGGCTGGTGGATGCAGCTGGCGGAGTTGGTACTGTTCCACGACCCGCGCGAGGACTTCGAGTACCGCGGCGATCCGGATCTGCTCGACTACGTGCCACCTCACAAACGCCTCACCAGCCAGCCGTCGCACCTCGGCCTACCCATCGGCAACCTGAGCAGCCAATTCTTCGCCAACGTCCTCCTGGACGTGCTGGACCAGCATATCAAGCACGACCTGCGCTGCAAGCACTACATCCGCTACGTCGACGACATGGTGCTGCTGCACGAATCACCGCAATGGCTCAATTCAGCCAAGGCAGACATCGAGGTCTGGCTGCCGCAACACCTCGGCCTGCAGCTCAACCCCACCAAAACGATCCTGCAGCCCGTTGATCGCGGCGTGGACTTTGTTGGCCAAGTCATCCGGCCATGGCATCGCACTACTCGAAAACGCACCGTAAATGATGCAATGACCCGGGTGCGCAACATCGATGCCAGCAAACTATTCGAAACGGCCAACAGCTACTTCGGCCTGTTCCGCCAGACAACCCACAGTTTTCACCAGCGCGCGAAGCTGGCCAACGTGCTGCGGTATCGCGGGCATTGCATCAGCGGGGATTTGACCAAGATTTATAGGAGAGCAGCATGAGAAACATGAGCTTTTCCATGACCACGCAGCAGATAAAGGACGGCACAAAGACCGTCACTAGGCGCCTTGGCTGGTTGCACCTGCAATATGGTGAATTGGTGCGCCCGGTGCGCAAGTGCATGGGCTTAAAGCCAGGCGAGAAGATCGAGCCGCTGCGCGATCCATTGCGCGTTTTCTCCAAGATACGCGAACCATTGAGCCGCATGACAGACGACCTTAAATACGGCCGCGCAGAGTGCATCCGCGAGGGATTCCCAGACCTGACGCCAGCTCAGTTCGTCGAAATGTTCTGCGCCAGTCACAAGCCGTGCACACCAGAGACAGTCATTACCAGAATTGAATTCGAATATTCAGAGGCGAGACCATGAATAAGCACGCCAAGAACCTGCAAACGCTGCTGGCCTTGCTTCCGCCAGAAGTCTGCCACGTCTACCGCGATACGATCCATGATGCCGTGATCGAGATCGATCGGCTGGATTCTGAACAGTATAAGGTTGAGTTGATTGTGAACTGGCTCGCCGAAAAAGCTCGAAAACAGGAAAAGATAAATTCTGAATATCCAGATCATGTTGCCTGCTATCCATCATGGGTAGAACGCGTCAGGTTCCTTGATACGTTAGTTGCAGAACTCCGTACCCAGCTCAAGCCCACATTCGCGACGCTAAATCCGCCAGTTATTCCGCAACCTCAGCCAGGTCGGAGTTGCTAATGGCCGACCACTTCCTCTCGCCCGAAGATCTACAAACCCTCACCGGCTACACCGTCAAGGCCAAGCAGATCGACCAGCTCCGCAAGCAAGGCATTCCCTTCTTCGTGAACGGTTGTGGCCGCGCCGTTGTGGCATGGGCAGCAGTGGAAGGGAAAAAACAAGAGCCCGCTGCGCCGCGCGGTTGGAAACCCGCCGTGTTGCAGGGCGGACTACAAGGAGGATAGTATGCGCGCCATGGGACGACGACCAACCAAGAACCTGAACCTGCCGCCACGCATGCGCGCCCGTGAGCGGCGTGGCACTACCTGGTATTACTACGATTGTGGCGGCAAGCCCCGCAAAGAGACCCCGCTAGGCAACGACTACACCATCGCCGTCACCAAGTGGGCGGAACTGGAAGGCGCCGACACCAACATCTCCGGCATCATTACCTTCAAGGACGCTGCCGACACCTATCTGCGCAAAGTGCTGCCGAGCAAGGCGGCACGCACCCAGACCGAGAATCTGCACGAACTGGAGTCTCTGCTCAAATTTTTCAACACCCCGCCGGCGCCGCTTGAAAACATCCAGCCGATCCATATCCGCCAATATATGGACTGGCGCATCGAGCAGACCAAACAGCGTCTGCAGGCTCAAAACGTGCAGCGCGCGAAGGATAAAAAGGAACTGATCCCGATCACCGGGAAAGAGGGCCAGGTGCGCGCCAACCGCGAGAAGGCGCTGTTCTCCCATATCTGGAACAAGGCACGGGAATGGGGACTGACTGATCGCGCCAACCCTTGCGCAGGCATCAAAGGCTACAGCGAGCCAGGGCGCGACATCTACGTTGAGGATGAAGTACTGGATGCCGTTTGGCAGGCTGCAGATCAGGCGCTTCGCGATGCTCTTGACCTGGCCTACCTCACCGGCCAGCGCCCACAGGATCTGCTCGAAGCGAGCGAACTGGACATCAAGGCCGGCGCTCTGGAATTTGAACAGCAAAAGACCGGCAAGAAGCTCCGCATCCAGATCATCGGCGAACTGGACGCCCTCTTGAAGCGCATCAAAGCGCGCAAGGATGGCTACAAGGTCCACACCCTCGCTCTGATCTGCACCGAGACCGGTCGCCCGCTTACCAAGTCCGGCTACCGTGCCCGCTTCGACAAAGCCCGCCTGGCAGCCGCCAAGGAAAACCCAAAGCTGGCAGAAGCTATCGGAGACTTCCAATTCCGAGATCTCCGCGCCAAAGCCGGTACCGACAAAGCAGAGTCCTCCGGAGACATCCGCCAGGCACAAAAGCAGCTTGGACACACCACCGTCACCATGACCGAGCACTACACCCGGGACCGCCGCGGCGACCTGGTAAACCCCACGAAATAACCGTGTTTTCTGTTCCGCAAAAATTTAGACGCCCAATAGCAACGGGCTTACAATAGCGCCCTTTTTGCAACTTTGCGGAACAGAAACTACCCTGTAACCCGCGCCAATACTCAATAGATATACGGGACTTAAAATCTGTCGCTGCGTAAGCGGCGTACCGGTTCAATTCCGGTCTCGGGCACCATATGCAATAAGGCTTTCAGAGTTTCAGAACTTCTAAAAAAAGAGCGCATTCTGTTCCGCAATTCCACATCTGTTCCGCAATTCATAAATTCAGGACGAAAAAAAAGAGCCTGGCTCGCGCTGAATTGCGAGCCATGCTCTCTGCTTTTTCAATCCGGCCAATCGGGTATATCGACAGTCTGGCCAGCCAGGCGATGCGTACAATCCCCAAGGAATTGAATGCGGCCATCCGTCACAAACGAATGGCACACCATATCAATATGATCGAATGAGAAGCCAGGCGCATTCGGTGGATACCCAGCAGCCCGCCATGCCTCCATATCCGCGTTCCCCTTCTCAGTGATTTTGGTATAGCGCGTCAAGATCGACGGCGAGAAGGTTGGTTTTTCGGCGTTACCATTCCATCCCCAGCGCGGCCCGTCACCAGCTCCATGCTGAATGCGGTGCGCACCATCGCAGCCGGGACACCAGAACATTAAGCCGTTGTTCTCAGTATCGCGCAGAATTTTGGACAAGCTGCTCACCAGCGATACCCCACCCCAGCACCAACAAACCACGCCGCATCGGTGTCGATCGCCACATTGATACCCGCATGCAGCGCCTTCACCTGCAGCAGATCCTCGCGCAGGCTGAGCCGCCCTACTTTCACCAGACCGGTCTTGTAGCCGTAGTCAATCCGGATTTCGCCGGTCTGTTCGGCGGCCAGCCAGGGCAGCGGATCGCGGCGGTCATACGTCTGCACTTCCCCGGTCTTGGCATCGATCACCGTGGTGACGGTATGTGGGTGGGTGTCTGCCGGCAGCTTGGCCGAGCCCAGCACGTACTTGTTCGGGTCGTCCTGCACGTCTGCCGGCAGATCCAGCTTCTTCTTTGCCGGTGGCGTATAGACCGACACCTTGGGTGGCATGATGTCTTGCTTGGGTGCGTTCTTTAGCTCCGGAGCGGGTTTTGCAATCACAACTGAGCCAATAGGTGCAGGCTTGGCTCTGAAATAGTTCCAGGCCAAAGCCAATACCACCAGCCCGATCAGCAAACTGCCATATCGTTTGATTATTTTGTTCATAAAGTCACCAATGCCAGAAAACACAGACCAAGCCCGACGACACCAAGCACCAACGTAGAGATTGGCTTCCAATGCTCGATAAGCCATTCCAAAGCCATCTCACGCAGCATCCTTCCATTCCGCATACGACGGGATCCCGTCCTTAAAGGTGGCGACCATGGCGATCTCGCGAGCTGCCGGCGCAAAGCTGATATGTACCCACGTGCCTTCCATGATCACCTTGTCGAAGACGATGCCGCTGGCCACGATGGCTTTGACGATCTGCTCGGGCGTACCGAACGCCGGGCAGACGAAGTCCGCGGCGTAGCCTTTGGGGTGTTGCTTGCCCGCGAAGTACTCGGCCCAGCTGGCGTCATCGATCGTGCGCTTATGCAGCTTGCACCAGCCCAGATAGTCGGCCCTGGCCAGCACTTTCTCCAGCGCCTCGCACCGGTAGGCGTCGTTGACGTGTAGCGGATTGCCCAGCACGGCGCGGACCGTTTCCAGACCATATGCCAGCTTGCCGAGATTGGCCTGCACCAGCGCAGATGGCTTATTCTCGATGCCCAGGCGCTGCGCCGTTTCGCTCTTGGTGAGCTCTTCAAGGCTGAAATGCGGGGTGAGCAGTATCATGACGTTCCTTTCTGCGCAGATCTCCTGTCAGTTAATTGCCAGCCGGCCACGCCTAGGAGCAACAACAAG